GTGTGACCGGTGATGACGACGATGTCGCCCTTTTTGAACGCCGCGGCCGCGGTGAAACCGTCGATCGCGACCGTCTTCGTCCCGGCGGCATAGCCCGCGCCGTTGTTGATCGCGCCGGCGACGTCCGCCACGGTGGCCGAGGTGCGGCTGGGCACGTTCTGGTTCGCGAAGAAGTTGAACCCGTACCGCTTGCCCAGGTAGCCGCGGAGCTGGGTCTCGACGCCGGCCTGACCCGCGCCCTGGTTCTGGCTGAAGGCCGAAAGGTCGAGCAGCTCCTTCTCGATCACGCCCGAGACCATGAAGTGCATCATGGACTCGTCGGCCAGGACGACCTTGTTATCGAACAGGATGCGGCGCGCGTTGGTGATGTCCGCCACGGCCGCGGGGCCGGTCCAGTCCGCGGACCAGGGCACGTCGTCCACGAGGGCCGCGATCGACTGGTCGATCTTGTCGGCCAGGGCGTAGGCGGCGGGACGGATGTGCTCGTCGATGATCCGCTGGCTGGTGTAGGCCAGCTCCTTGTCCGTCAGCGAAAACTTCACTTCCTTCCACTGGTCCAGCGAAACGTTGATGCTGGAGGCGGTGATGTCCTGCGCCGCGGACGGGGCGTCCTGGGCCGTGAAGGACCCGGGGACACGGATGTTGATCGTGTCGCCGAACTCGCGCGAGGTCGCGGCGTCGTCGTAGCCGCGGAAAACCCGGGCGGCGAGACCGAGCGCCTTCTCCAGCGCGGTCAGTGCCTCCTGGGCGTAGAAAATGGGGTTGTACGTCGACAGCAGGTTGGCCATGTGGCCGTCTCCTCCAATTCAACGAGTCAAACGACTCATCGAATCGAGCGCAGCCATCACGGCCTGTGCGGCGGAGGGCATCACGCCCAACGCCCCTAGCGCACGAATCGCGCTACTACGTCTACGCCTGGGCGATGAGGACCTGTCCGCCGGCCTTCTTCGCCTGCTCGCTCGCCGTCAGCCAAACCTGGCGATCCTTCGCCTGCTCGGCCGTCAGCGTCACATCCTTGCCGGTCTGGCGAGCCCCGCCACCCGGAGGCGTCCCGCCCCCGGTGGACGGCTCGAACCAGTGCGGGCGATCCTTGGACCGCTCGGCGACCCACTCCTCGGGCGTCAGCGGGGTCTTTCCGTCCTTCCCGTAGAGGACCTCTTCGCCCTTCATCGGGACGGGCTTCCCGTCCTTGCGCCGGAAGACTTTCCGGCCGTAGAGGACGGCATCCTCGACCGCGGAGGCCCGGATGCCGGCCTTTGTCGCCGCGCTCTGGATGGCGCCGTCGATCAGCAGCTCGTCGAGCTGCGAGTCCTGCGCCTTGACCTTCTCCTCGGCCGCCGTCAGCTTCGTCTGAAAGTCGGTGGCCATGCGGTCGGTGCGCTTGCGAACGATGGCGTCGATCTTCGTCTGGAGCGCCTCGGGGATCTCGGCCAGGTCGCCCTTCTCCTCGAGCTCGGCCAGTGTCTTCAGGGCCTCGCGCGCCTTGACCGGGTCGAGGCCTTCGAGCGTCTTCCGCAGGTCGCTGAGGGTCTTCTCCGCGGCGGCCGCCCGGCGGCGCTCCTTGTCGAGGGCGCCCTTCGTGTCGTCGCCGCCGTCCATGTCGAGGACGAACTTCCCGTCCTTCTCGACGTAGAGGGACCTCAACGCCTCATCGACGTCCTCCAGCTTTACGATTTCCCGCTTCAGGGCCATCAGTCGCCTCCAATGTTACGCCCGGATTCAATGGCGGAATTACCTTTGGTTACGGGGAAAAGTTGGGCGCGGATGTAGGCGCCGAGCGACAGGCCGCGGCGCAGCGCCTCGCGGCATAGGAAGTCGATCTGATCCGTCCTGAAGCGGACCGTGGCCGATTCGGGAAGCCGCTCCGACTCCGGCTTGATCGGGTGGCCGGTGCCACGCGGACGTCCCCGACGCTTCATGCGCGCCCCTCGGCGAGCAGGCCGTTGTCCTTCAGGACCTGGTACAGCCCCTCGGACAGGCGCACGATCGTCGGCTCGTCCAACGCCCCCGCGTTGTAGGCGTGATCGACGGCGTGGAGCAGCTCGTGTAAGAACGTCTCCTCGATGGCCTCGCGCGACTTCTTTTCGCCAGTGGCGCTGACCACTCCGGACACGCGGATGATGAGCGTCCCGGGGCAGGTCAGCCCGGCCACGTCTGACCGCTCCGTGAAGGTGTGTGGGAAGAGCACGGTATAGACCTTCCCGCCAACCTTCAGGCGCTTGGGGATCTTCACGCGCCCCCGTCCGGGGGGAGGGACAGCGGGGCCTCGCCGATCTCGGCCTGAATCTCCCCGGGCCAGCCCATGCGGATCGGCTGTCCACGCTCCGTGGACACGGGCGCGGAGTGGACGGCGGGCGCGTCCTCGGTCGGGCGGTGAGGGGACGTCACCTCCATGACCAGCCGCTCCAGCCGCTCCATCCTGGCCCACACGATGAAAGACCAGCCGCACAGGTCCAGGGCCTCTTGGCGTAGCTCCTCGATGAGCTGGACGAGCGGCCTTTCGAAGGAACTGTCCTTATAGGCTAGGCGGCCGGCCTCCAGTCGCGCACGGACCGCCGCCGCGAACTGCGGGAACTTCTCGATTGCAGCGTCGGACAGCGGGGTCTTCACTCAGGTCCTCCCATAGGCTCTCGTCGTCCACGCCCGGCGCGTCGCCTTCGAGCGCGCCGTCGGACAGCAGCGGGCACGTCTGCACGGCTCACCATCCCTCGCGCTTCCGATCCATCACGTACACGGGCGCCTTGAAGGTGACCCCGTGCTCCGGCGTCGTGATCCACAGGGCCTGCGCTGGCGGCGACGGCGGAAAGTTGGAGACGTAAGCGTATTCGTCGTAGCCCTTGAGGCAGGGCCCGACCATGAGGCCCTGCGCCGGCAGCAGCAGCTCCTGGTGCCAGTGCCCCATGACCATGACGTCGTAGGGTGACCCCGCCGCGCTCTGACGCCGCGTTTTCCGGTGCGCCCCGAGGAGCAACGGAGCTAGCGCCCCGGAGATCCCCGCGCCGCCGCGGAACTGATCGCCGTGCGTGAGGAGGTAGCGGGTGTCATAGACCTTGACGTGCGCGTCGGCCGCGTTCGGGATCTGGACGGTGACGTCCTCGCGCTTCCGGTAGTCGCGCTCGATCAGCTTATAGAGGAGCCAGTCGAAGTTGTCGGTTGCGCGGCCCTTCGCGCGCGGCTTCTGCGTCCGCCGCCCGTGGTTGCCAGGGACGCCGACGACGTGGACCCTCCCGAACTCCGCCGCCAGCAACTCGATCCCGGCCTCGAGGGGCTCGACCCAATGGACTACGGAGGCCATGATGTCGGTCTCGTTAGTCTCGCGCAGCTCCTCGTGGATCAGGCCGGAGTATATGTCGCCTCCGAACATCAGGCAGGCACCGTCGTACCTGACCCCGGCCAGGTAGTGGCGGGCCAGCTTGACCGCGCCCTCAAAGGCCCGCCGGAGACGCAATTCCGCGATCTCCCGGTTGTAGGCGTTGATCCCGTCCACCTCTTCGGGTCGGACCACCTCGTCAAAGTGGGTGTCCGTTATGAGCAGGTTCACGGTCGCGTGATGCTCACCGCGCGGCTTCGGCGTCAGCCACCGCGGCGGCCTCGTCTTCGCGCTGTCCAAGGTAGTGATCAGGTTGAGAGCCTTCCGCAGTTCGGCCACGTCGGCGAGGGCGTGGTCGCGCGCGGCCGTGAGCGAAGCGTTGCGGCGGCGGAGGATGGCCAGTTCCTCCGCGCTTGCGCGTGCCCCTACAGCCGCAGCCGCCGCGTCCAGGTCGCGCTCCTTCAAGGCGTGCCCATGTGGTTCTGGAAGTGGTGGGTCAGCTTGTTCCGCGTGACCTGTTCGGGCGGGTACCCGCAGACCTGGACCAGGGTCTCGCGGATCACCGGGACCAGGCGGCCCTCGCGCCGGGCCTTTTCGACCCAAGCGCGCTCCTTCAGGATGCAGACCCAGCAGGAAGACCCGTTCGTCCGCCGGGGGAGCGTGTCCGCGAAGGCGTCCAGCGCCGCCTCGTTGGTGGTCTTCGCCACTACGGCCGTGCGGCGCTGTTTCACGAGGCCTTCTATAGAGCGGGAGCTTCCAGGAACTCAACGCTCGGGACTGCGCGGCACCGACAATTTGCAACCTCCTCGATCGGCGCGCTCGGGTCCAGCGGCTCCATCAGTTCCGCCCCGCCCACAATGAAAGGCTTGTCCACCGGGATCGCGTTCTCTCGGTTGTACCGCTGCCCGGCTTCGGCGTGGGTCGGGCGGACCCGGGCGTCCTCGGCCGTCAGCCACCACTTCCGGAGGCCTCCGCCCAGCCGCTCATCCGACTGCTCCATGCGCTTCTGCGTGGCCATGATGAACGTGCGGTTCACCTCGGTGCGCACGATCGTCTCCGCGCGTGCCTGCGCCGAGACGAAGCCCTTGGGGTCCTTGATGGCCGCCGCCACCTGGGCGATCGCTTCCCGCGGATCCGTGACGCCCAGGACGGCCCGCTGAATGGC